ACGATGAAGTTATATCAAAGTAAAGATTGGCTACATAGAAGATATGTGGTTCAGAAGAAGACGGTAACAGAAATTGCCGATGAGTGTAAAGTCTCTGCTATGACCATACAGAGATATTTAGAACAGTTTCAATTAATTAGGAGAAGATAATGCTAAAGGCGGTATTTGAAGATGTCAACAATTTTAATTGCAATGATTTGTATTTAAGATCAGTAGGTGCACCAGCTGGTAATAAAATCTGGGGAGCATGCCATGAAATTGCACACATGTTAATTGAAAAGAATATCTCTTATGGCAACTCTGCCCTAGAGCCAGCGAGGATATTTTCAACGGCGGACTCAACAGAGCAATTAAAAGTTCGTATTGATGATAAATTAAATAGGGTAAAGAACAACCAAGGATTTGCTGGAGACAACGATATTGACGATTTAATAGGATATCTAGTCCTATATAAGATTGCTAGGGCTAATTCTGATTGACATTTTAGTCGACTAGAAGTACAATGTAATAATGAGCGAAATAGAATTGTCAGAACGTTTTGACAGAATGAACAGAGTAGTCGAGGAACTTCTAAAAGGAAGCACACCCACCCAGATCTCCACAATAACAGGAATACAGCGCAAAGAGGTCCTAGAGCTAATCGACGACTGGAAAGACGTTGTACACAATGATAGCAACATTCGAGATCGTGCCAGAGAAGCCATCTCAGGGGCTGATCAGCACTACGCTATGCTTATTAAAGAAGCGTGGAAAACAGTAGAAGATGCAGATCAATCTGGCCAACTTGCAGTTAAGTCTGGGTCATTAAAACTAATTGCAGATATAGAGACTAAGCGAATAGCAATGCTTCAGTCTATAGGCGTACTTGAAAATAATGAGATAGCGTCTCAAATTGCAGAGACAGAACGCAAACAAGATATTCTTGTTAAAATATTAAAAGAAACCACATCAACATGCCCTAAGTGTAAGATGGAAGTTGCAAAGAGATTGTCCCAGATAACTGGTGTAATTGAATCAGTCCCAGTAGAGGAAACCGATGTCGTTTGAGTTTGAAGATCTTATCGACATGCTCGATGGAGAGGAGTTCGATGAAAAACCAGTCGATCTTAAAACGTTTGTTAGAAGTCCAGAATACCTTGGGCTTCCAGAACTTTCCGATTATCAATACACACTCATTGAAAAAAGTTCACAAATCTACAAAGAAGCAACGCTTATCAAGTTATTTGGAGAAGAAGAAGGAAGAATAAGATTTAAGCAGACTGCTAATGAGGTAGTTGCCCAGCTAGGTAAGGGGTCTGGAAAAGATTATTGCTCAACAATTGCAGTTTCTTATATAGTATATTTGCTATTATGTCTAAAGGATCCAGCAACATATTATGGAAAGCCTCCAGGCGACAGCATTGACATTATTAATATTGCTATTAACTCACAGCAAGCGAGCAACGTATTCTTTAAAGGATTTAAGACCCGTATCGAGAAGTCACCTTGGTTTGCTGGAAGATACACAGACAAAGCAGCAGAGGTTAAGTTTGATAAAGCAATAACAGTACACTCAGGTCACTCAGAACGTGAAGCTTGGGAAGGATATAACGTTATTGTTGTTATCCTTGATGAGATTTCAGGTTTTGCAATTGAAAATACAACAGGACACGATCAGGCAAAAACAGGAGCTGCGATATATGATATGTATCGTGCATCAGTAGACTCTCGTTTCCCAGACTTTGGCAAGGTAATTCTCCTCTCTTTTCCTAGATATAAGAATGACTACATTCAACAGAGATACAATGCCGTTGTTGCAGATATTGAAACTGTTGTTCGTGACCATCGGTTTAAAATGGATGAGGATTTGCCAGACGGAACAGTAGGTAATGAGTTTGAGATCCAATGGGAAGAGGATCACATTCTTTCATATAAGATTCCAAGAGTGTACGCTTTAAAAAGACCAACTTGGGAAGTTAACCCAGTAAGAAAGATTGATGACTTTAAGGTTGCATTCTTTACAAATCCTCTTGATGCCTTGTCACGCTTTGCCTGTATGCCACCAGATGCGGTTGATGCATTCTTTAAATCAAGAGAAAAGGTTGAGAAGGCATTTAATAAAGCTCACCTAGCAGTAGATAATTTTGGCAGACTAGAAGAATGGTTTATACCAGATCCAGATAAAGAATACTTTATACACGTTGACCTTGCTCAGAAGCATGACCACTGTGCAGTTGCAATGGCCCATGTTAATAAATGGGTTAATGTAAAGGTAACAGATACCTATTCGCAACCAGCACCTATTGTTGAAATAGACGCAGTAAGATTCTGGACACCAACAAAAGATAAGTCTGTAGACTTTACTGAAGTTAAAGATTATATTCTTTCATTGAAAACACGAGGATTTAAAATTCGTGTATGTACCTTTGACAGATGGAACTCTCACGATATGATGCAACAACTAAAACAATACGGCATCAATACAGAGATTCTATCTGTTGCTAAAAAGCATTACGATGATATGGCAATGGTTGTTGCCGAAGAAAGAGTGGTTGGGCCTCACATCCCATTATTAATTGACGAGTTATTGCAATTAAGAATTATGAGAGATAAAGTTGATCACCCAAGAAAGGGTTCCAAGGACCTGGCAGATGCGGTATGCGGATCAATTTATAATTCAATTAGTAGAAGTAAGTTTGACTCTAATCAAGAAGTTAACATTCATACATATGAATCAATGAGCTACGATAATGATTTCGGACAAGAGGCGGATGGAGAAACAAGTTCCTATAATATGATTAGGGCTCCAAGGATGCCAGAAAACTTAAGAGACGCAATGGACAGGATGCAAATAATATGAGTACGTATCAAGAAAAGGCAAAAGAATGTAAGTGTTGTGGCAAGCATGTTCCGCTACCAACTGTATTAAAAGAATATAATGGAGTAGTTCTTTGCCCAACTACATTTTCTAATGTAATTGAATATAAAAGAATATGGAGACTCTCAGGTAATAGGCCGATGGGTAGCATAAGAAAACATTTTTCAGAATATGTTCAGCAAATAGTAGAAGAAACCATTGACAAAAACGAAGATGGCACGTTATAATATACAACTAGGCAACAATAGCTTAGTTGGTTAAAGCCCCGAACTCATAATTCGGTAATCGTAGGTTCAAGTCCTACTTGTTGCACAGGGAGATTTAATGAACGAAGAAGAAGAAAACGATCATAAGCTTGCTTACTATTTAGAAATTGGTGCAGTAAGTTTAGAAGGCATGGACGAAAATGGAGAATTAATATATTCAATTAGTGAAAATGCAAAAGACTTAGCCCCAGAGCTATGGCAATCTCACGTAGAGTATGTTGATAAATCTATTATAGAGTTATATGAAGCAGGCTTAGTGGAGATTGAGTATGACGAAGATTTAAAGGCTACTATACATATTAGTCCTGAAGGACAAAAGCTTGCAAGAGAAAAAGGTCTTATAGAAATGGATATTGATCAAGATATTCCAAACGATTAATTTAAGCCTTCGTAGCTCAGCGGATAGAGCGAGACTCTTCTAAGGTCTGCGTCGCAGGTTCGATTCCTGCCGAGGGCACAAAGGTCCTTATAGCCCAGCGGTAGAGGCGGTAGACTTAAAATCTATACAGCGTTGGTTCGAATCCAACTAGGGACACGTAACATGCGGATGTTGCATATTGGTAGTGCCTCTGCCTTCCAAGCAGAAGGGGTGAGTTCGATTCTCATCATCCGCTCAAATAAAAAATGCTATACTATAATCAAGTCAACTACAATAAGGAGAAATAAAATGGCACAAGCAACACACCCGCTAGCTGCAAAAGTTGTAGCAGCAGCAAAAAAGTATGCTGATGAAGGATACTCAGAAGGACCAAACAACGATACAGTTTTTGGAAAAAGATACGGGATGAATCACCAACCTTGGTGTGCAATGTTCGTTTCAGGATGCTTTGATGATGCAGGACTAGTTCACCTAGTTGCCGCTTCAACAAAGAAAGGCTTTGCATCATGCGATGCTGGAGCACAATGGTTTGCAAAGAACAAGAGAATTGTTCCAATTGGTCAAGCACAAGCAGGAGACGTAGTATTCTTTAACTTTGACAAGACCCCAACAGATACAGAACATGTTGGAATTGTTGTAAAGAATGACGGAAAGAATTTGCACTGCTACGAAGGAAACACTTCAGGTAACGCAAAGGGATCACAAGCAAACGGAGATGGCGTGTTTCTTAAGAAGAGAGCCTACAGCCTAGTGATGTCAGTTGCTCGCCCAGATTGG